ACGGGGCAAACAAGGATGGCTCACCCCGACAAAAGCCTGGCAGAAAGGCAAAGGTGAAAGCATGAAAGCCTACCCTTACATGCACAAACACCCTACAAGTGGTCAAACAACCATTTCTGATGGCATGGACTTGCGGGACTACTTTGCTGGTCAGGCTTTGGCAGGATTGCTTGCTTCTGATGTGGAAGACAAGATAGATTCTTTTGCTTCTATATCTTATATGTTGGCAGATTTAATGATGAAACAACGTAACTACAAGGAGGTTCCAAATGAACATCATCCCGCTGAATGACATCCAAGCTATGGCAGAGGTTGCTGCCACCAGCAAGATGTTCGGGTTTAAAAACCCACAAGAAGCTATGGCAATCATGTTG